CCTTTTAGACAGCCCTTATGGAGACTACGACCCAAGAGGCGACAGCGTCGCAGCCATCTGAAGCACCAATAGAACCTAGCCAAGCAGGGCTAGCGCCCGAAGGCTCCAGCGTCAACAGCCTGGCGTTCGATCCCACCAGTCTGCCCGAAGATTTGGCAAATGAACCCAGCCTGCGCAGTTTTGATGATGTCGGCAAGCTAGCGAAGAGTTATGTACATCTAGTTAAGCGCCTGGGCGTTCCCCCGGATCAGTTGGTGCGTCTGCCCTCCAGTCCAGATGACACCGGCTGGTCTGAGGTGTATGAGCGCCTGGGCCGCCCCAATGACGTCAGTGGCTACGAGATCAATGCTCAGGATGAGGTAACCAGCCAGTATCTGCAGGAAGCCCATAAGCTGGGGCTCTCCAAGGTGCAGGCCCGTCAGCTCTATGACTGGTACACCAAGAACCAGGAGTCCAACACCGCTGCAGACCGGGACGCCTGGCAATACCAGCAACAGAACTACGTTCAGGAATTACAGAAGGAATGGGGGCGCGATTATGCCGCCAACACCGATGTAGCCCGCCGTGCCTTCCTGCAATTGGCGGATGCCGAAACCCTGAAGCTGGTGGAAGAGACAGGCATTGGCAACCACCCAGGGCTAGTGAAACTAATGAACAAAGTAGGCCAGTTGATGGCAGAAGATGGCTTGCTGCAAAACGATGTAGGCACCAGCGGCAACGGTGGCCGTGTGGATATTGAAGGTCGCCTCAGTGAGTTGATGGCCCCAGATTCGCCCTACTGGGACGGGATGCACCGGGACCACGACAGGTATGTTCAGGAGGCCCTGCGCCTGCGGGAACTGCTAACATGACCTTAGAAGAGAAGCGTGAGCTGCGCATGGAGTGTCTGCGGCTCGCAGTAGAAAACGGGACACCGGTTGATGTCAGTGATCCGATCCCACTTGCAACCACCTATTATCTGTGGGTTATATCAGACCTAGAACCGGCACAGACCGGACAGAAACCACCGCCTAGCCGTAAACGCTAGGCACAATCCCCCATGCGAGGCTGCGGTTCGGACAATCGTTCAGACCCGTAATCACGCACCTACCATAGAGCCCCCTTAGCGGGACAACTCTGATTTCAGGCATGGGAACGCCGAAATTGGAGTGACTAATGTCATCGCAAATTACGACGGCGTTCGTACAACAGTACAGCGCCAACTTACAGCACTTGAGCCAGCAAAAAGGCTCACGCCTGCGCGGTCTAGTGCGTGTTGAAGCCGTTCGCGGCAAACAAGCCTTCTTTGACCAGATTGGTAGCCAGTCCGCCAGCGTGCGAACCACCAGAGCTGCCGACACCCTACTGAACGATACCCCCCACAGCCGCAGAATGGTCACCCTCGCCGACTACGAAGTCGCCGATCTGATTGATGACCAGGACAAGCTACGGATGATCGTAGATCCCACCAGTTCCTACGCACAGGCCCAGGCTTTTGCGATTGGTCGCAGCATGGATGATGTAATCATAACAGCTGCCACCGGCGATGCGAAAACTGGCGAAACCGGAGGGACCACCACCGCGCTGCCTGCAGGACAGAAAGTAGCGGTCAACCTCTCAGGTTCCAACGAAGGGATGACGATTGGCAAGCTGCGCGAAGCCAAATACATCATGGATAACAATGATGTAGACCCGTCGATTCCGCGTGTGATGGTAATTGGGCCAAAGCAGCTCCAAGACCTCTTGGAAAGCACCAACATCACCAGTAGCGATTTCAACACCGTCAAGGCGTTGGTACAAGGCGAGTTGAATACCTTCATGGGGTTCAACTTCATTACCAGCACCCGGTTGGCACACGACAGTGGGACGGATGTGCGGACCTGTTTTGCGTATGCCGTAGACGGAATCACGCTAGCGGTAGCCAAGGATCTGACCGTGCGCATTGATGAGCGCCCAGACAAGGGTTATGCCGTTCAGGTGTATGCCTGCATGAGCATTGGCGCTACCCGCATGGAAGAAGAGAAGGTTGTCCAAATTTCTTGTGACGAATCGCCATAACAGGAGCTGACTAATGGCAAATAATAACACCACCAAAATCACAAACATCACGGCTGATCCGTCGGTGAATGTGAATGCTGCTGAAGCCCACGGGCGGATGCGGGTCTGGTATGACACGTTTGAAGCCAGTTCTACAGCAGCTTCAGACACGATTACCTTTGCAAGAATGCCGAAGGGCGCCACCATCTGGGAAGTCAAGGTGATGGCAGACGCTCTAGGCGCTAGCGTAACCCTCAAGGTCGGCGACGCTTCTGACGATGATCGTTTCATTACGGCCACGACCATGAACACCGCCAACCTGGTAACCAACACCAACGCAATCGCCGGTGTGGGCTACAACTACACATCCCAGACCGATCTGATCGCTACCGTTGGTGGCGCGGCCGCGACTGGGACAATTGCCTTCATGGTCTTCTATACGTTAGGAGACTAATGACTTCAGTCGTTCAGATATGCAACATCGCCCTGTCCAACCTGGGCGAGGCGAAAATCGCAGCGCTGACCGACGAAAACGAGCGGGCGCGGCAGTGCAACCTTCGCTATGAAGACTGCCGTGATGCCGTGCTTCGCTCTCACCCCTGGAATGCGGCGGTCACCCGTGCGGCTCTGGCTGCCAGTGTCACCGCTCCAGCCTGGGGGTATGCCAAGAAGTTTGCCCTCCCCGCTGACTGTTTGAGAGTCTTGGACATTGAAGACTTTTACCAGGACTACAAAGTGGAAGGCCGCTTTGTGTTTACCGATGCAACAGCGGTCAACCTTCTCTACATTGCCAAGGTCACCGACCCCACCCAGTTTGACAGCTTACTACTGCACGCCATCGCCATGAAGCTCGGCAGTGAGATCGCCGAAGCGCTCACAGGCCGTGCGGAGCTGCGTGACCGAATGCTTTCAAAGTATTTACAGATTCTAGCGGAAGCGCGTGGCGTAGACAGCCAGGAGCGCTCCCAGGCAGGCGAGTTCATTGCGGACGGATTCATTAACGCCAGGTTGGTAGGCAGCACCTACCGCCGAGCAGTACCGGCTCCATAATGCGGATTCAGGCCCTTCAATCCAGCTTTGCCGACGGGCAGATTAGCCCGCGTATGCAGGGCATGGTTGAACTGGAGTCCTACAAGTCCAGCCTCGCCAAGCTGGAAAACATGATTGTGCTGCCGCAGGGCAGCCTAACCCGCCGACCTGGAACCTTCTTTGCGGCCCGTACCAAAAACAATGGGGCGGCAAGACTGATACCCTTCAGTCGCGGTCAAGGGACCAGCCTGATCTTAGAGTTTGGCAACCTATACATCCGCTTCTTTGCCAATGACGGCCCTGTCCGCACCGATGACATTGCAGGCACCTATATCCAAAGTGGCACTACCGTAACCGTCACCGAAACCGGACACAGTCGCAGCATGGATGATGAGGTCTACCTCGACTTCACTTCAGGCGATGGCGTTGACGGGTTCTACACAATCACAGGCACTGCTGGGAATGACTTCACCGTCACCAGCACCACATCACAGACTACCAGCGGCAACGTAAACATCAGCCAAAGGTACGAAGTCACAACGAACTACACGGCTGCCCAGGTAGATGAGCTGAGTTTCACACAGAGCGCAGACGTTCTGTTCCTAGCCCATCCCAGTCACCCGCCAGCCCGCCTGGAGCGTTTCGACACCAACCTCTGGACCTTAACGAATCTACTGCCGTCTGTAGTGAGCGGAACCTACACGACCCCTACCGTAGTCTTTACAGATGGGCCGTTCCTGGCGACCAACACCACGACCACCACGATGACGGTAGCGCTGGCTACTGGTGGTGGCGGTGCTACCTGGACCACCGTTTTTACCAATGGCTCACTCAGCCTTGAAGAGGTCGGCACCGTCAGCCCAAGCAATGTCGATGTCACCACCAACACCTTTACGCTAGCGAATCACCCGCTGGTGAATGGCATGAAGGTGCAGTTTGCGGCAATCCCTAGTGGATTTACTAGCACCCCTACGCTATCGGCAACCACCGATTACTTTGTGGTTAGCGCCACACAAAACACCTTCAAGGTAGCGACCACCGCAGGCGGTACACCCGTAGATATTACGGCAGCACCCACCTCCGATGATATGACGGTCAGCAAATCCTTTGTAGACAAAGATGTCTATGTGCGGGTTACGGCCAGTTCGGAGAGTGGTATCAACGATGGCGATGGTTTCAAAAGCACAGACCGAGGGCGCTACCTACGGCTGAACTCTGAGATCGCGCCCCAAATCAAATGGGGGTACGGCGAAATCATCGAACTCCTTGGAGGCACCTCTACCACGGTTGTGCTGGTCAAACTCAAGAAAGCCATCGCAGGCGTAGGCGCTACTACAGAATGGCAGCTAGGTAGTTTCAGCGAAACGACAGGCTACCCGCGTACCGTACAGATTTATCAGCAGCGCCTGGTCTATGCGGGCACCAGCGAAGAGCCCCAGACTCTGTTCTTTAGCCGCACTGGTGACTTCTTTAACTTTGCCGCTACCGAACCGCTAGGGCGCTCTACCGGCCAGTTCGACAGCGCAGGGCGCAGCATTATTGGTGAGCAAATCTATGAAGACAATGCGCTCAGTCTCACCATCAGCTCAGACACTGTGGATCAGATCGAATGGCTGAACGAAGACCGGCGTCTAACGA